TATTGGCTGTTGTCGCGTTGTCGTGCCAGATTTCAAGGTCACCACCACCAAACGAGATTTTGATATCGTTGCTGATGTCTAATTCACCTGTCATCGTGCCACCAGAGGTCATCAAAGCCCCTGCAGCAGCTACGTTGGTTGCATCAGTTACATCTGCGCTTCCTTCGATAGTGTCTAGCTTAGTACCATCAGTAGCAATATCACGACCGTCTACAGTCCCAGTGAGTGTGATGCCTCCAGTAACTGAAATACCACTAGAGGTCGTTGCCAATTTAGGCGCAGAGTTTCCGGCATTCTGGTGATAAAGTGTTACCGCACCATCTTCTATACACTGTATATACTGGTCATTGTCATCACTTTGTAGACTGAGGTTTGTACCTCGTAGAATCAACGACCCTGCTGAATTCTCACTGATTATGGAGTTTGAACCATCGTTGTAAAGTTCGAGATTACTAGTTGTACCACCTAGCTGAATCTTGTCATTGTCACCAAAGACCACATCGCCAGTAAGCGTTCCACCAGTAAGCATCAAAGCGCCTGCGCTAGTGACATTCGCAGTGTCAGTGACGTCTGCCGAGGCTTCAATGCCGTCTACTTTATCTGTAAAGTCTTTACCACCAATGACATCAATGTCACCAGTGCCTCCCCCCGGACGGCCTATGTACAGCTTTTTGTTACTTGCGTGATTTAGGTATGCAAGTTCACCATTAGCGAGTGATGATGGCGCTGAACTGCCAGTACTTCTTTTGATTTTGATTGTTTGTGCCATCGGGGAGAGCCTCGTTGTTATATATTCGATGAAGTGTTGTGTGTGTGTGTGCGTACTCTTCGTTAAAAGTTACCTGCGTCGAGAGTGACGTTCGTCAACTCGCCAGTTGTGTCTAAGAAAGTTGTACCACTTCGTTTATAGGAAATTGCATCAACATATCCAGTGGAGTTCATAGAACCCTCGACCTTAATCGCCACACCAGAGGGTGCGCTGGCCTTGACGTAGTAAGTGTCGGATGTAGAGTTACCTAGAGAGAGGTTACTCCTTGCTGTTTCGGTATTATCTAAGTCAGCTAGATTCTGTGAAACTTGGAGAGAACCTGCAGCTGTAAGATTTTGCCAACCAACGTCTTTGTAAACTAGGATTTGGTTAGAGACAGTATTGTAATAAAGCGTACCAACAACGAGGGTGTCCCCATCATTATCTGTTGTAGGGTTGCTTGTTTTGTTACCTAAGTATCTGTCATCTAGTTTGTCATAAGCGAGTGCTGCCAGTTCCGCACTGTTAGCCGCTGAAATCACCGACGATTGGATTACATTTGTATTGGTGGCATTGATACCTGTGTTATAAAAAAAACTTGATTTAGCCATCTATCAGCTCCTTATAGTGAGTACGCAGGGCGTATGCTTTGTAGTGAACCTGTAAGTTCCTGATCATCGGCTTGCGTTTGTATCTCAGTAAGGAATGCCTGGTACTTGCCTTCAAATGTCGGAGAGCGTTCATCCAGGTAATAGTCAGACGCATAAGTCAGAGCCGCATAGGTGATGAGGTCCGGGGCAATAGCTGCCAGGGCATTCTCATCTGAGTCACTAGTCATGTCTGGATACTGAGCGTAGTAATTAAGAGCTACGCTACCGCTGCTAGGGTAAGGGCTAAGAAGAAACGTAGCTCCCTCACGAGCAAAGTAATAAGGACTACCTTGAGTCCCTGGCTTCTTTAGGTCCTGCATTTCTGTCATAGGTATACGAACCAGGGCACGATTGTCGTAATAGAGGTCAATGGCTTCCAGGAAGTTTGATGGCAGCACAATACTCGTTATAGACGTTGAGATATTGTAGGTATGCTTAGCCTCCATAGAGGGTATTCTCAGAGTCCTCTGGATTCTGGTGATACCCTGGTCGACAAAAGTATCAGCAAGGGCATCAGTGATATCGCTGCGATTTAACACAGCTTTGAAGTGGGTTCTTAGACTACCCTTGTTCATATTTATACCTTCTTTTTAGTAGTGAGGAATGCGTCCAGGTTCTCTTGTTTTAGCCTGGCAACGATTGCATAAGCAGGTTCTTTGAGCATGTCAAATCCTTCGCGCAGCCACTTCTCATGGACTGTCACTGGGACTGATGCTACGGTCATGTAGTCTTTTTCTTTAAAGTCTAGGGAGCTTTCTCGTTGTCTCTTGAGAGTATCGAGAAAACCCTGGGGAATATGTTGTGTTTGTTGAACCGTGAAATTGTGGTCATCGTTATCCCGGAGGACAACACTTTGAACATCGTGCATGGGGGTGTCGTTAATAGACATAGTTTCTCCTTTTATATCATACGAAATAAAATGCAAATGGGACCCAGGCTCTCAGTAAGGAGAGCGGAACCTGGTCACCCAGGTCCCACTGCAAATACTACAAAATACTAGCTATCTAGAGAACTCAAGACAGACCAGTAATGACTCCAGAATCAGCATAATTTACATGCTTGTTTGAAACCTCTCCGACCACAAAATGGGTGTCAGCATCGCCATTTTTCGCAAGTAAAGTACGAGTAAACGGACGCAGTACACACTGCTTAAACATTGATGGGTCAACCAAGAATGCGTGAGTCGAAAGTTGGTTTCTGTTGATGACAGTTCGTAGCTCACCAAATGGAGTAAGTATTACGTCGATTACATTGACCAAGGTCTTAGCATCGATTTCACGGTTACGTCCAGTGGCTGTAGCGAACCCGGCAACAATAGTTGCATCAGCAGGCTTAATCATAAGCACTGTTGGCTCTGAACCATTCTCGTAGCAAGTCTGGTGCAAAGCTAGGAGCTTAGCTTCAGTCAGTGCATCAGTTGCGTTAGAACCTGCATCTAAAGTAGTTGAGATTTGCTGAGAGATGGAAGCCATCTTACGAGCAGCACTTGCACTACCTGCAACAGCAGCCTGGTCAACACCAATATTTGCTTTTTCAACATCAAGCTTGATAGCTTTTAGTGTCTTAGCAAGGGCATAGGCTGTTTCTTTAGCTCGACCGTGAGTCTTAACGGCATCAACAGTAGCAGCAACTTTAAATGCTTCACCGATGATTTGAGTCGTGTTAGAACGAACAGTTGGCTGCGCGATAGCAGTGGTAGAGGCATCGCCTCCTTCTACTAAAGCATTAACGCCTGCAGCACGAATTGAATCTTCAAGAAATTCAAATGTACGAGCAGAAACTTTCTCTGATTTGACCATTGATTGCCAGGGACAACTAGTGGGCGATATGTTAGCAATTGTTTGGCTTACGTCTTCCGCAAGGCCAACTACCGTGTAGCTTTGTAAAGTACTCATTATTTATTACCTTTTAAAAATGGGAGGGGTTTGGTTAGCATCATTCCCAATTCGACATAATCACATCTGCAATATTGTCCAGGTCATTATTAGCCGACCTAAGACGCTCCACATTCTTCCGCTGCCGCTCTCTAGTAATGTCAGTTTTAGTAGGTGGGGCCTTCTTAGTTCGTAAGACTTTCTTGGCTGCTTTAGCTTTTTTAACGGTGGCTACCTTCGTAGTTTGGTCAAACATACGCGCCTTATTCAGTAACATAATTACGTTAGGGTCAGCGTATTGATTGACGGCTTGTTCGGGCAAACCGTTGGTAATGGCATACTGCCGGATATCGTTATACAGCGTATTATTCCAATCAGGGATTTCTCTCTGCAGAACTTGGACACAGTCTTTTGCTTGCTCTTGTTGAGCCTGTGCTTGCTGTTGTTGGACGTATCCGTAGAAACCATCAGCTTCTTCAGTCAGGAACTTTAAGTCTTCTTCGGCTTGTCTAGATTCTGCCCGGAGTTGAGTAAAATCCTCTGCACTCATGTTTTTAGACGCTACTAGCATGTCTACTTCAGAGTAAGGTTTATACCGTTCCTGGGCTCGACTAATCATAGCCTGTAATGACGCATCAGCTTTTTGCATTTGTTCGTCTGCCGACTTACGTTGTGATGCTGCTTCTTGAGACTTTCTAGTTAAAGATGCTTCTTGACCATACAACCTTTTAAGGTCTTTGATGGATGCCTGTTTTGATTCACCGTCGACACTGATTTCTACCAGGGTGTCATCATCAAACTCAACAAGTTCAGCTTCGCTCTCGTCTTGTTCTTCTTCTTCCTGGTCATCTTCAGTAGCTTCTTCGGTATCATCTTCTGCAGGGTCCTCATCGTCCTCATCGGATTCTGGGTCTTCCGTATCTTCAATATCAGAATCTTCTACATCAGTCTCGTCAGTAGTTTCATCTGTTGCCTCTTGTTCATCGTCGGATAGCTCTTCAGCGTCCTCCCAATTTCCTAAGATAGCTTCTGCAGCATCGTCTAATGTCAATGCTGCTCCAGATTTGGAATTATCGTTGACGTTATCAGTAACTGACATGGTCTTATTCCTCTTCAGTGGTTACTTCGTTAACTTTCGCATCAATCTGGTCACGCACTTCTACTTGTTGCTTCAAAGTGTTAACAATATCGACTAATGCGCTGTAATGGCTGTACGCCTTCTCTCGTTTAGCCTCTTCATCAGGGGCTGACCCTAAGAAAGCTTGCATGGTTGCATCAACCAGGCTGTTAATGGTCCGGGTGAAAACCTCAGTATTCAACAAGGTTTCTGCGTCTGTACCTAGTGTTGCTAGTTGCTCTTCATTCATTTTCTGCTCTCCTTAAGGGCATGGTTGGGGGGTGGTTTAGTTTGGTGAAGCAATGGCAGTTATCTCATCTGCATTCTGAGCCAGGATTAGCTCTGCTGCAGCGACTAACTTCTTATGCCTGAGCTGCTCTTCTTTCAAGTCGAGGTTGTCAGACGCAATGGCATGGGTGTTCTCAGCCTTTGCTTTCTCTAGCTCAAGTTTCATTTTGTCAATCTGGGCATCTACCTGGGCTTTAGTCTCAGCTAGTACTGTTTGACGCTCCTGTATCTCAAGTTGCTTCTGAGCCATCTGCATTTGCATCTCTTCAGCCGGGTCTGGCTGCTCAGGTGGTAGATTTTCAGGATTAGTAAGGTAGGCACTGACTTCTTTGATGCCTGTAAGCTCCATAATCTTGGATGCCAGGGCATACTGATTGGGTGCCTGGTACATCTTTGAGAGGTTAGGGTCGGCTGTAATCATCGAGTGAAGTGCCAGGTACTTCTGAGCTTCTTTCTCTTGCTCTCCGTAACCTAGGTTCAACTCAATGACTACATCACGCTTCTCTTTCCAGTCGCGTGGGTTACAGGCAACATAGTTTCCAGATAACTCAACAATGCGTTCCTGGGACTCATTCTCACAGACAAGCTGATAGACCTCTTGAAACAGAGGCTTAACGAACTGAGTAGCAAAGTTCCTGGCGATTATCTTCTGCCGCTGCTGTGACATAGTCGCAAGCTGCTCAACCATTGCTGCAGAGTTTTGCTTGCTGATAGCATCTTTATTCAGGCCCTGGGACATCTTAGAGACACCTGTAGTGTCTTCTTTGTCTTCGTCCAACATCTGAATAGTCTGGTAGACATAAGGGTTCAGAGGAGCCTGAAGCATTGGGCTGATAGCATCTGGACGGCTGACATTTACTATGCCGCCAACACGATTATCTATTAGCTCACGAGGGTTCGTTAGACCACCTTTGACTACGGTATAACGTGGGTTATTTGTAATCATAGCGTGGTCCAGGATAGACCTGGTTAAGACGGTCCTGGCATTCTGAGTAGCAACCACCTTGTCAGCGTAGTTGTTACCATAGAAACTATGAGGGACCGGGAGTGGTACGAATGTTATGAAGGGTTTGCGATTAGTCTTTTCTTTTAAGAGAAGAACATTACCTGCCTTGATAACCCGGTGTAGCTCAGCTACGCCAGAACCATCCACATCAAGCATCATGTAGGCTTCATAGACCATGACGCTACGAACCTGTTCCTGGTACCCACCGCTCTTGGTTCCACGGAAGTTTCCTACATTATCGAACCGGGCTAACACTTCAGGTGTACTATCCAGGTCAACATCACTGTGTTCACCTATCTTGTCTATTAATTTTTCACTGTATCCTTCCAGGCGCAGCTCAGACAAAGTCTTCTTTGTTCTGTGTGCGCAGAAGTTTACATCTTCCAGGCTCTTTGCCTGGGTCTCAATGAGGAACTCTTCTGGGGCTACGTTCTCAATAACAACACGACTTGTGTCCTGCTCAATACTGATAGTGCCTGAGATTAAACCTAGCTCATCTGTCTTACTGTCGGTTAACTCTACGTCATCCTGGGCAAGCAGCATGTTCAGCTCACCATCGGTGATATCGGTGAACTCTTCATAGTCATACTCTACAGATTCTTCCCAGAATACTTTGACAACTCCTGCCCTGGCAATAAGGCCATCATGGATAGCGGTAGACATGACTGTATAGATATCATTCTGACGGTGTACAACGTAGTCTGTGTACTCAGTACAGACCTTAGCTTTCTCTACGTCATCCTCGTTCTGTGCAGCAAAACGTACTGTCTTGTTCCCACTAGAAAAGGTTTCAAGAAGAGCAGCCTTAAGGCTCTCAACTGCATCGTAGACATCTAAAGAAACATACTTAGAGTTACCCTCATGCACTGGCTTCGGCAGCGTACCATTATAATAGTCAATGATTTTGGCACGTTCTGTGGACAGCTCTGAGTCTGCGTATCCCACAGATAATCCTATCTGCTCGTCCACCAAGGCAACGATGTTGTTGTCTGACAGTTTTTTCTCTTTAAGCTTTTTTGCCATTTTTTATACCATCTCTATATAGTAAGAGTCTGAAGATTCAATCGGGTCCCAGGCACCTTCATGCACATAATTAGCGAGAGCCAGGGCCATAACACAGTCATCAAAACATCCAGACTCGGCTTGCATAGCACCAGATTCAGTCACTATGTATGAGAGCATTTCTCTCAGAGTGACCTTGTCGTTAAGCTCTAGTTCGCCTTCGCGCATTGCTGCTCTAAGTTGGTCGATGATTAGGGGTTTAGTTTTTGAGGTAGTCGAGAAACCTAATTTCACAGTCTCTCTGTCGGTTACTTTGTCGTGCTGTATTTCAGTGTAGAAATTAGGGTATGCCATATCCTTACCCAGACGAGTACAAGTCAAAATTCCATGACTATTGTTTTCTACACAGATATGGGCATTGTTGTAATACTCACCAAGC